GATGTTCCAACAATGAATCGCATTCTTGAAGTTTGCGGAGGAATTAAACTTGACGACCCAAACCTACTAGCGGCAGCGGTTCTGGCTGGTCAGAACTAGATTTAGCCGCTTTAGAAGGAGAGCTTTTTCTTTTAGGACATTGGAAGAACTACGATGAACTTGAAGAAAATCTATCAATGCCAGAACTTATAGCTACTTTCCAGGCTTTAAAGAAAAAAGAACATAATGAAAAAAAGTTCCAAGCATCTTTAAAGGGAGTAGAAATAGGTGAGTACGAAGAAGACAAGAAAGAAAGTTCTAGTTTCGAAGACATACAGTTGAGAGCAGCAGGAATACATGCTTCTAGCAACGATGTGATTTCACTACAAGGAAATTTCGCAGCACAAGCTGGATTTGGAATTGGCGAAGGACTAGGATATTCTAAGGAGTAATTTGAGATAAATGGCTGACCAGACAATCAGTACCCAAATAGTCGCTAATGCCGACTTCTCAGCCCTTATTGCCGATGTGCATAAGGTTACTGCCAGCCTGTCAAGATTACAAGAGCAATTAGCTAACTCTAACAAGATGTTGGCAAATCAAATTGCTGTAATGAATAGGTCTTTTTCTGACACACTCAGAAGTACTGGTCAGTTCTCAACACACTTTGTAAGCCTACAGTCAGATGTAGAAAAATTTGGTAAAAATCTAGATGGTGGAAAACTAAAACTAGGTCAATACTTTAATACATTTAGAGAACACGCTAAAGCATCTGGCGGGGTTATTAGAGATCTTGCAAAACAACAAGTAGCATTACAAAATGCTGTATTACAACCACTAGGCAAGAATGCACAAGGATTAATGCAATTCAATGTGCATGTTCCAAGAGGTCTCGATGAGGTAAAGAATAAGACTGCAATTGCAAGACAAGAATTGCAGATTATGAATAAGGTTATTCAAGATGGTGCTGGACAACTTATTAACTGGGGTAAAAATACCCAGTGGGCTGGTCGTCAGTTAACAGTAGGTTTAACAGTACCACTTGCAGCCTTTGGCAAAGCAGCAGCAGATGCATTTAAAGCCGCAGATGAAGAACTAGTTCGTTTAACAAAGGTATACGGAGATGTTGCTGGAACTTCTGCACAAGAATTAGGTAGAGTAAGAAAAGAAGTAACTCAAACAGCGAGAGAAATCTCTGCGGCTATGGGAGTTAGCTTTAAGGAAACTATTGGCCTAGCAGCGGATATTGCGGCAACTGGAAAAACAGGAGATGAGCTTTTAGGCTCAATTCAAGAAACAACAAGACTTGCAGTACTTGGTGAAGTAGACCGTCAAGAAGCTATGAAGGCAACTCTTGCAATTCAGTCAGCATTTAAACAAAATACAGAAGAACTATCGGAATCAATTAACTTTCTTAACGCAGTTGAAAACCAAACTTCTACTACTCTTAACGACCTGGTAGAAGCAATTCCAAAAGCTGGTCCAGTAATTCAAGGACTAGGGGGAAGTGTGCAGGATCTAGCCCTTTACCTTACAGCAATGCGTGAGGGTGGTATTAATGCATCAGAAGGTGCAAACGCTTTAAAGTCAGCTCTAGCTTCTTTAATTAACCCAACAGATGTTGCGGTAGGTAAATTTAAAACTTTAGGAATTGATCTTTTAGGAATTGTAAACAATAACGCTGGCAATCTTACTGGCACATTGATGGCACTACAAGGAGCGCTAGATAATTTAAATCCCCTTCAAAAGCAACAGGCTATCGAGCAGTTATTTGGCAAGTTCCAATTTTCAAGACTTAACGCATTATTTGAAAACTTAGGTAGACAGGGTAGCCAAACCTTACAAGTTTTAGATTTAATGAAAGCTTCTTCCGAGGATCTTGCAGCAGTAGCTGGTCGAGAATTATCAGCAGTTACAGAGTCTGCATCTGGTAAGTATCGTAGAGCATTAGAAAGTCTCAAGGCATCTCTTGCAGAAACAGGAGAGCAGTTTTTAAAAATTAATACAATACTAATTCAAGTAATTGATAAGGTTGTAAGTTTTGTTAATAATCTTCCTGGACCTATTAAACAGGTTCTAGGTCTTTTAGGTGGAATTACAGCAATAGCTGGTCCTCTTATTATGATTACTGGTGTGCTAGCTAACTTCTTTGGTTACATAGCAAAGGGTATCTTCCACATGAAGGCATTCTTTAAAGGCGGAGAAGGATGGAAATTCTTAACACCAGAAATGCTTGCTGCAGAAAAAGCAGGCAAGCTAGTCGAGCAATCATTTTATAGCGATGCAAAAGCCGCTGCAGTATTACAACAAGCTTTAAGAAATTTAATTGATGAATTTTCTATACTAGAAGCAAAAGCAAAATCAGGAGCTTTAAGTGTAAATCCAGGAGTTCAAACTCTAGCTGGTAATTTAGTTATGGCTGGTGGAGGAAGAGTAGTAAATCCTAATCACCCACTAGCTGGACCAATGGGATCTAGAGCAAGCACACACATGGTTGCAAGATCTGGAATGACAGAAGAAGAAAGATTGCAACAAACAATGTTTGGAATGGTTCCAGGATCAGGTCCCGTAAACCAAAAGATTGGTCAAAACCCACAGATTTATATGAACGACCCACTTCCAAATGTTCCTGGATTGACTACAGTAAATGGAGTTTCAACAGGTGTAGTATCTGGAGAAGCGGCTAAATGGCATGCAATGATGGCTACACTTGGAATGCAGTCAAAGGCAGAAGTAGAAAATTTAAAGAAAACAATTGTTGCAACTGGTACGGTAAGCAAAGAATTTATGACTCAATTTGACGATGTGCTTCCAATTGTTTCTAAGCTTACAGATAATGCTGCCAGAGAGTCTGCTCTAATTGTATCAGAACTTCGTGCAGGCAAATTAACGGTAGATGCTGCAAAGGCAAAAATTATTGCGCTTAACCTAGAAACAGAAAGAATGATTTCTTCCGCTATGCAGGCTCAAGCAACATCTTTAGGAAGAACTCTTAATCCTACAATGGTTCCAACTCTTAACCAGCCAGTAGTTGATCCTACTGGAAAATCAAATATGAGAGAGTTGTTTAAAAAGGGCAGAACAAGAGACTTTATAAATAAGGTAGCTGGGACACTTGGAGTAAGAACTTCAGGAGCTGGATACAATGTTGAAACAACAGTTCCACGTAAAATGAATACAGGCGGATATGTCTATACTATGAATGATGGCAACATTGTTCCTGGACCAAATGTAAATAGGGACATAGTTCCAGCAGTACTAACACCAGGAGAATTTGTTGTAAACAGAGAAGCAACTCAAGCAAACCTACCATTGCTTACTGCAATTAATAATGGATACAATAACGGAGGGAAAGTAAGATTTGAAAGAGGCCACGTTGGCCCTCAAATTAGTGCTCCTAAGTCTGGCATAGGCGGACTATACGCTGGATCTGGAAAAACTTCACACGTATCTCAAGGTATTCCTATTTGGATGACTTCAACATTAAATCAGGAAACAAGAACTGGTAGAGCTGGATTAACTGGAAGACAAGTGCATGCAGAGTTTACAACCGCATTAAAAAATGGAAGACACCCATTTGAGCCATTAATAACCGCTGCAAGATCTTCTGGAATGCCTGGAGAAGAAGCAAAAATATTAGCAGCATTTGATGAAATGATGAATGATCTTAAGGGTAGAAATTCTAGAACGTTGTTTGTTGGCGGAACTCCCAACTCGTTTGAAAAGTATTTTACTAGAAAAGTAATCCCCAGATTTGGCAGAAACTTCCAAGATCTATTTATGTCTTTTGGAACAGCATATGGTCAAAGAGGTTCAAGAGATATGGTTGCCCAAGGCAACGTTTCTATTAATCAAAAAACTGGAAGAATGTCTGGACTTAGAGGAAGAGGAAATCCTTTGGCTAGAGGAATTTCTTCATCTGTAGTAGGTTCTGCTAGTGGCGGAGGATTTGGTGCTGGTAGAGCAAGACTGTCTTCTAGCCTTGCTTCTGCAGCTTTAGCAATAGCATCAAGAGGTCGTAGACGTAATAGCGGTGGAATAATTCCAGGATATAACATGGGAGGACTTGTTCAAGGATATAACGAAGGCGGAGAAGCTAAGTCTAAAGGCTTTGGTGGTATGGGAATGTTCATGGGCGGTATGGGACTTCAAATGGGCGGAGGAATGGTTGGAGGAACAGCAGGAGCTATCATGTCCAATGTTGGTATGGCAATGCAATTTATGCCAATGCTAGGAATGCTTCCAAAACTTACAACTGGAACTAAGATATTTTCTACAGCAATAAGAGCTTTGACTGGTGGAATAAAAGCAGCAGTTATTGCAATGAGAGCATTTGCAATGGCAAACCCATTGTTACTGGCAGGAACTTTAGCAGTTGCAGGAGCAATCGCTGCATTTAAAGCCTGGAGAAAAGAAATTGCTGAAACAAAGCGTGAACAGACAAACCTATTTGGAATTACAGATAAGGGTGCTAAAGAAGCTGGAATTAGCTATGTATCTTTAACTGAAAAGGTAAAGTCGCTTCGTGAAGAACAGAAGCTTGCAGCAGATAAAGCAAAAGCTTATTTTGAGTCATATACTGGAGCAGGCAATGGATTAACATTAACAATCAAACAGCTAAGAGAATTAAAAGAACGTGTAAAGTCAGACATGCCAGAGCTATTAGAAACATTTAATACTATTGATACAAGCAAGGTAAATGATTTAGCAGCTAATCTAAAAGCTCAAATGATTGCAGGCGGTAAGAGCGTAGAAGAAGCAACTAATTTAATTTATGCATTAATTGAGGCCTCTGATAAAGCTGGCATGGGAGTTTCTGCAATTAGCACAAAGGCTTTCTCTGGAATAACCGATAAGGGAACAGCAGCAGATTTTGTACTTAAAAATCTTGCAAAAAATATTGAAGATCTTGCGGCCATAGACCCATCAGCGTTTGCATCTAATGTTGATACAGCAATTGCTTCACTGGATTCAGCAGTAACATCCTTGATTGGAACAAAGGATGCTAGTGGAAAAGTTATAGATGAGTCTGCTGCAATAGCAATTCAGTTTGAAAGAATGGTTGAATCTGGAGTAAAGAATAAACAGCTTGGAGAAGAAACGTTAAAAACATTAAAATCTCAAAGACCAGAATTTGCAAATATTCTTAACAAGTCTGACACTATTGGCGGAATGTATGCTAAATGGAGATTGATGCTTCAAGGAGTTTCAATAGACCTATCTAAAATTAGTTCGGCCCAAGCAGAGACTTTGGCAGCGTTTACGGCAGCTTTAGATACTGCGGGAGCAGCTGCTCTAAAAGTTGGCGGTGGAGTAGCTGGTTTAGAAGAAGCTGCTGGATTGCTTAAGACACTTAGAGAACAATATAAGAATGCTAATAAGGCTGCTAATGCAGATTCAATAAATGCTGCTGGCTTGTCAAAAAAGCAGATAAAAGCAATTCAAGATGAAATCAAAGCAATTAGAGAACGTGCAGAAGCCAAGAAACGTGCCTTAAGAGAGACATTTGATAAAGAAAATGCAGAGTTAGAATTACAACAGGCTAAATTAGATTTGCAGTCAGCAATTGCTCGTGGAGATAATGAAGCGGCAGCAGCAGCACAAATTAGAATTCAGCAAATACAAAAAGAGGCTAGCTTAAAGTCAGCCGAAGCAAGAATAGATGAAAATGCTAGAAAAGCAGAAGCAAAGCAACAAGCACTACTTGATAAGGATCAAGAGTATAAAGATAAGCTTGCCGATGGCGTAAATGCTGCTGGAAAAAGAGCAGATACCCTAGGTGCAACTATTCAGACAGTAACTGATCTAGGAGATGAGTTAGCTAGAGTTGCAAAACTTAGAGCTCTTTCTGAAGCTGAAGGCGCAACAGAAAAACAAAAAGATGATTTTAAAATTGCATTTGCAAATGTCTTACAAGATATTGCAAAAGCTGCTAAGACTGATCCAAAAGTTTTAGAAGCATATGGACAATTCCTGGCAAAGGATGTTAAGGGTAATTTTTCAAAAGACGCAAAGGGTAATTATATTCCTCTTTCAACAAATGAAGCTAAAACTGTTACTATGAAGCGTAGCGGAAATAAGCTAAATATTCCAAAGGGAGACGCCCTTGCTGAACTAGATCAACTAGCTGGTAGCATGAAGAGCTTTGCCGCAGAAATTATTGGTAAAGAGGGAAAGACTCTTTCCGATGTTTATAGAATATTAGCAAAGGGTACTCCAGAAAAATCTACAATTACATTTAAAGATGACGCCGAAATGAAAAAAGTAATTGCACAAAATGCTGGTACAAGTTCTGCTCAATATAAAACACCTTACGAAAAAGATGGTTATCTGAGTGAAGCTGCAAGAAATTCAATTATTGTTGCTAAAAAACTTATAGCTGGAGATACATTTACCGATCCAAATGGTGTTCAATACAATGTTAAAAGAGGGCATGACTCCAAGCTTGGAGGGCCAAGAGCCGTAAGAATGGCAATGGGCGGATACATATCCCGTGCCGCTTCTGGAGTATCTGGAATGACCAGCTCGCAACCATACCTGGTTGGAGAGCGTGGCCCAGAGCTATTTGTTCCATCATCAGGAGGACAAATAATTCCAAACAATATTCTTGGTGCAAGCTATAATATTCCAAGCAGTACTATTAACGGTATATCTGGAATAAATGGCGGATCATCTAGTAACATTGTTTACAACATAGACATTGATTTAAATGGTACAAACGTAACTGCAAATGATATACTTAGAACGTTTAAGGCAGAGTTGGCATTAATCAATGCTAAAGAAGGAAGAGTCAGAGCTTTTGGAGGTAATGTATAATGAGCATGTTTTTGCCTAGAGGGTCTATTCTTTATATTGAAGCTAAAGATTTATTAGCTACTCCAGCTGGAACCACTAAAATTTGGAACAAGGTTACAGAGCACAATAGAAGTGCTTTAGATTTAGGCACAGAAAGAATTGAAAAAATAGTAAGAACCTCTAATGGAACTCTTAGAAAAAACCATATTGCAGATAAAAGAAAGTTTCAATTATCTTGGGACATGCTTCCTTCATATAGAAGCCTTACAGTCGATGGTGGATGGGGAGCAGAAGATCTCAGATCGTTCTACTTTGGAGACGAAGGAAAGCAAAGTTTTAACATTAAAATAAATTTGGCAAAGACAGGAACGGACCAGTCATCATCAGGGTTTGAAGCATACACTGTAATTATTTCATCATGTAATTTTTCAGTTGTTAAAAGAGGTCTGCAGCCACATTGGAACGTGTCCCTATCACTGGATGAGGTTTAATGTATCCTCTAACCACTACCGCTAAAAATACTATAGAGCAAAATACATCTGTGACGTATGGTTCTTCTTTGGTGTTTGAATATAGCATGAATGCTATGGTTGATAATATTACGGTCACTGGAGCAGATGTAACTAAGACAGATGCTTCGGGAGCAACATATACGCCATTTAAAAAACTATTTCCAGTAGATTCTATTATTAAACCATTTAGGCCACAAGGCGCTGGCTTAAAATACGCCATATCAGGAGACGTTGATTCAGGATGGAAAAATCCAAAATCTTTAAATTACTCTCCAGACTATAGGGTATATTACCCAGGAGTAGATACTACATACAAGTACTATGTGTCTGCACTAGGTGCGGGACTTGACGTTACGGTAAACTATCCAAAAACTATTTTAACAAATAAGATCGTGGCTAAATTTGAATTATCCCATTCAACCCCTACAACATGGAGCATATTTGGAAACGGCTCATTATTGGCTAGCGGCACAAATTCAAATATTGTCCCATTTAAAACAGGCTCAGTTAAAAATTATAACGCTGGCACAGTAACCATATATTATAATGGATCCACATGGAGTACTACGGAGCCCGCTACGCTAGCCTCTCCTGTCAGTTTAACGAGCACCAGGATAACGACTGGAGCGGTGGCGGGTAAATATGTGGGTCTAATAGAACTATGCCCTAAATGGGCTTTAAATGCCTCTGAGCACCTAGTATCATTTTCTATACAAAAAGAGTCTTCTACAAGCTCAGAAGATCTTATGCCAGTAGGCAGGATCTCAGCAAACTCAGCATCCCTTGAATTAATCTCATATGAATCTAGTAGAAAAATTGCAACATATGATAAAACTAATACATTAGATTCTAGCAAGATCTATCTATATAAGCAGATGGAAATAAAGCCATATATTAAACTATACAATTCAGGCGGAACTCTATCAGATTCTCTAGGAGCATATGACAATGTTTCTCAAGGAGTATACTACGCAGACACATGGTCATTTTCAGAATATGGAGATATATCTTTAACTGCCCTAGACGGAGCTAAGGTATTGCAAGAAACAATTGCTCCAAAGATTATGTGCAATAATTTTTCTGCCACTGGAATAATAAGAAGACTACTAGATTCAATTGGATTTACTAACTACGAAATTTATATAAAGGATACAGACTCTTCTATTATCACACCTACATATTGGTGGACAGAAAACAACAAAACAGTCTGGGACTCACTTCAAGAATTGTGTAGGGATACTCAAATGGTAGCAGTATTTTCGTACGACAATGTTTTAAAATTTTATAGCAGAGAGTGGTTATTTGACAGCACTCGATCAAATAGCTGGAATTTTAGAAGCGATACAAGTGGATCTGACCTTTCAAATATATTATCATTTAACAAGAATGATTTACCATCAGCAAATCAGATTAAAGTATTTTGGAATAGCGTATTGACTTCCAACTATATTCAAAGCGCTCAAGCCCCGTGGGATTCAGACACCTACTTCCTTGCAGCATTTGTATTAAACCAAAACATTTTGTCTACTCAAGCTGCAGGCACATATATGAATCTTACTCCGTCTGTAATTAATGAAGAAGAACTAGGCACTACAGTTTATAATTATTCAGGATATCTAGTAATAAATTCTGAAATTATTGAATACGATGCAGTACAGTTTGAGTATGAAGACTTGTCTGGCACAAAACAATTTGTAGATTTAACTAGCAAAACAGATAACAATAAGTATCTAGGCCTTTCTAAGCAAGGCACAATGAAGCCTAGCGGAAGATATAGAATTAAAAAAAGAGGCGCATTTAATACAAAAGCTAGCGATCATTATGCAGATGCTCAGAGCATGATAGAATCTTGGAGCGGATATTCGGTGGTGTGGGAATGAGATATTACGAGTGGTATATGTTAGACGGAGAAGGATACAGTCCATCAACAGCTCCAGCACAAGTTGATTACAAAATACCGTTTGTCTCTGTAATTATAACTTCACCAACAGAGGCAACAGTAGTTGCTGGAACTCCACCAACTAGTCCAGGAAATTATGCTGGAGCAATTTCTACCCTTTCTAATTTTAATGCTTTTAGCGATATTGATTATAGAGTAATTAATGACCCAGACGGCATTATTTTTCAAACAGGATTGACTCCTGGAAGAACTTATTATTTAAGAATGAGAGCTGCTAGCAATACTAGTGCTTCTGCTACATATGGAGAATACGTATACGAATCTTTTACTATGCCAAAAGCTGCTAATGTGGGAGGTGTTACGGCAACAACAAGTAGCACAACAACCCCTGGGACATCTACAACAGATGGAGTAACAAAAACGCAATTAGAAAAGATTTTAGCAGAAGAGGCAGCAGCCGCTGCGGCCAAAGGAGACATTAACCTGTCGAATGCTTTGCCAGCAGACACAGGATCTTCATATGCTGTTTCTGGAAATAGACAAATTCAAAGATCTTATTTTAAAGTAACAAATAGTTACAAGGACAAAAATAAGTATGCTATTGAAATTAAAGATACAAAGATTTCCACCTCATACAAGAGGTACTCTTTTGGGGCTGGCATATTGTTTGAGAGTAGTTTAAAAATGCCAGAAGCTTCAGGAGGCATAGGATTTTTTGTAGACACTGTTGGTAAAAATGGATACTTTATTGAGCTTCAGACAGATGCAAGCAATAAAGATTTAAAAGACAAGTCTTTAAAAATATATAAAGTTATTAACGGAAAAAAGATTTATTTAACTGATTCTCAAGACAAGGAGTCTGGAAAACTACTTGGCGGCGTTATTACATCTACTTTATACAAACTAGATATAGATGTAATAATTGAAACTGGTGGCACAATAATTAATGTTTATGCAAATAACTTTTTAGTTACTGCAGTAGATCCTAGCCCAATTAATGAAACTAACCCAATTAAAAAAGCAATTAGCCCTACACCTAGAATAGCTCTTTTCTCTTCTTTAAACTCTGTAAATTTTGATTATGTTTATGCAAATCCAGTAAGTGAAACACAAATAACTGATGCTGCCTCTAGAGGAAATTATAATGGACAGTACGCCGACGCTACCTTAAAGTTTATGTTCGGAGAAAAAATAGCTCAAGATTTTAATTCTCCTACTAACAAGGCGGCGTACCTTGAAGAGTTTGGGCCAACTGTAAGAGAGTTAAGGTATGTAAATGCAAACTTTGCTCAGCCAGCAGCAATTCCTTTATATGCAAGTACGGGAGTAAATAAGTTTGCCAGTGTACTAGGTTCTAAATTTAGTAACCACGGCGCAGAGATATTTGTAATAAATAACTCAGGAGCTTTCATACCCCTTGCTAGCGGGAATGAGCAAAAGTTTTTTGTTGTTGGAAATTATGTTGACATATCTTCTCAGCATGAGTATACTGAAACTAGCACAAATGAATATACGGTTTTAGAGCCAGCCACATTTCAGTCTACGTGGATTCAGTCTGAGGCTGACGCCAAGTCTTTATTTACGTGGATTAAAAATCAATGGTCTAAACAACAACAGTCAATAAGCATGGATATATTTGGAAATCCAGCAATTGAGGTTGGCGACATAATAACTATTACGTACGCCAAAAACAATCTAGACGGCACTCAAAAATTTTTAGTAACAAATGTAAATCTTAGTTTTGATCAGGGGGTCACCACCTCTGGTACTTTTCCATTATACACAAATTCTCCAGAGATAAACGACCTTGATCCAGCCCTAGTAAGATATATTAGAGGCAATTCTTTATCTGCAGTATATCTTGGACAAGGCGATGTAGATTCAGAAGACATAGATCCAACTGATGAATTTATTGTTACAAGCCCAGAAGATGATGAAAAAACAAAAGACTCTGCTGCAGAGGGAATTCCTTCTATTTCAGATATATCAATTGTTTCAAATACTGTAGTATATGATGCAGCGGGAATACCAAGTGTAACCGTTGTATTTAAAATTAAAAATTCTAGCGGAAAAACTTTAAAGGGAATGAATGCGAGGGTTGAAGTAGCATGATAACAAAATTTGGAAAAAGATTCTTAACTAGTTATTTATCAGGAATGACAGACTTTACAAGTAAGGAACTAGCTTTTGGAATAGGAAGCACTGCTGTTAACGCCAAAGGAAATGATACAAGATTAGATTTTGAATTTTATAGAGTTCCAGTAAATGTAGGCAGCATTGAAATTACACAAACTGGTGTAGATGGAGACGGAGATCCAGTATTTTCGTATAAGGCTGTATACCAAACAACAATACCCCAAGATGTGGCTGGAGTTATTTCAGAGATTGCTTTATATCCAACCTCAAGGTCTTCTTCAAATAACTTTGATAGCAAATTTATTACAGATTTTGAAAACAATGTTTTGTGGACAGATTCATTGGGAGGAAATCCTCAGATTCAGATCAATACAAATAATTTCACCTCAAAGGTTGGTGAAAATATGGTTTATTTTACAACCGCAGCATCTACATCTGTAGAGTATAAGCTCCAGCTTGGAAGCACGGACTTGTCTGGATATAGTGTAAATGACAGCATTGCACTAGCATATAAAAAAGTTGATAACAATGTTTCTAAAATTAGAGTTAAATTTTATAGTTCTCCAACACAATTTTGTTATGTAGATTTTACACCGCAATCTGGATCGGGAGATAGAATTCAATCTGTAAGTCTATCTTCTTTATTTTCCAACACCTCATCAACTCCGCCAGATTTTACAAACATTATAACATTAGGTGTAGAAGTCACGGCAAATTCAGGCGGCATTACAACAGTTTATTTTGATGGGCTAAGAATAAACGACGAGGATACATTTGACCCAACATACGGTATGATAAGCAGATCAGTCTTAACTGGAGGAGATATAATCACTAAAACTTCTGGTAGACAGGTAGATGTAGAATATAAGTTACAGTTAGGGTTCTAATGTCAGATAAACCAAAAGACCTGCAAACAACTTCTCAGCCAGATACAGATAAAGACTATTTTAACTTTAAGGCTACTGATTTAAAACTTGGTACTCAATATGCCATTAAGTTTCAATGGATTTATCCTGATGGCAAAACAAGTGGTTGGTCTCCTGGATTATCTTTTACAACAGCTTCTTATGTTTCTAAACTAGTTAAACCTACAGTTACAGTGTCACCAGCTTCTTTAGGATACACAGTTTCTTATGATAAACAAACTGACAAAAATTTTGAACACGCAATTATTGAAGAATCTGTTTCTAATTCAAATACTGCTCCGACAACTGGATGGACAGAGGTTGCCGTAAGCTCTACTAATCCAACAACAATAACCGTTGGAGACATATCCAAGCGATGGGTTCGTGTAAAGCTTATAGATAAAATTTTAGGAAATACTCCATACTCTGATCCAGTTTCAGTAACACCAGTAGACCCAGTTGCAGCAGCCCTAGATATTACTCCGCCATCAGCAGCTTCAGGAATAACAGCAGTTTGGTCTGGAAATAATATATTAATAACAGCAACAGTTTCTGCCGATGCCAAAAAGTTTATTATAAGGCTTACAAATGGAACTACTGTAGGATTCTTTACAAAATTTCCAACAGCTTCTGGAACATCACAAACAATATTATTAACAGAGCAAGAGCTCTATAACACCCTTGGTTCTTATTTTACATCATTTACTGGATTATTTATATCTACTGATTCTTTAGACAACCGTGATTCTGGAGTTGCATTTACTGTATCAGAAAAAAATAATGAGCTAAATGGAGTTATTCCCACATTTACCCTTACCCCTATATCTAATGGATATAGTGTAACTTACACCTTGCCATCTGGAGCAGCCTATGCAAAAATTTATGCAAGCTCAACCTCTGGGTTTACCCCAAACGACTCTACAAATTTAGTTTACTCTGGCGCAAGTCCAGGAATTGTAATTGATTCAGTATACACAATTAAGTATGTAAAAATTAAATATTTTAAAACAGACGGTGCAACATCCTCTGTGTCTGCAGAACAATCAGTTACTCCAGCAGATCCTGGAATGCTTTCTCTTATTAGTAATGAAGTAAAGATAAGCACCACTGGTTCGATACTTGCTGGAGACTCTGCAACATCTGGCGGAAGAGCGATTTTAAATAAAGAAGGCCTTTATGTTTATAATTCTGGCGGTACACCAAGTACACAAATTGTTGCAAACGCCACAGATGGCAGCCCAACATTTTTAACAACTAATGCAAAAATTGCTGATTGGAAAATATATTCTAATAAAATAGAAAATCAGTTAGTATCAGGAATAACAAAATATGCAGGGCTTTCTGCAAGTGGAACTTACGCATTTTATGCTGGCTCAACAACATCGGGAGGAGATGCTCAAGCAGAATTTTCCGTAACTCAATCTGGTGCCGTGCAAGCAAAAAACATAACAATATCTGGCGGATCTTTAACTGTAGGAGCTTCATCAATTGCAGCATCTACTGGTAAACTTACATCTACAGACGCAGAAATTACTGGAAAAATTACCGCAAACTCTGGAAGCATAACTGGTAATTTAGACATTACTGGAACATTTTTTATAGGGGCAAGCGCAAGTTCTGGTGACAGAATATTAATTAACTCTGGTGGAATTGCAGCATACGCAAACGGAGTAACTGCTCCAAGATTTGAATTAGCAAAAGATGGTACTGGAAAAATTGGTGGATGGACTATTAATGCTACTTCTTTATCATCTAGTGGAATGATAATTGATTCTTCAGATCAAACAATTACATTTAAGCAAGGATATGAGATAGATCAAGAATCAGTCTCAATACCTACAATTACAACTACAACTGGCTCAGCAAGTACAGATGAAGAAGATGACACTCCAAACTCTGTTTATGCGAGCTCATCTGCAGCCTCTGCATCAACAATAGCGTCAACTATTTCTATAAAATCAAGTTCTGGGGTTGCAAATGGAGGAGCTTTGACCTTAAGCCAAAATCCAATATCAGCACTTTTAAGAGCTGGGTCTTCCTATATTTCAGCAACAGACACTGGAATAATTATGAACGCCGCAACTGCTGGAGCATATGTTTTTAAAAACTTAGTTTCAACAGATAGACGACACCTTAATTATTATGGTGTTGAATCATCCGCAATGCTTATGATAAAAAGTGACGGCACAGTGTCTGTTGGCCGAACGATATTTAAATCTGGAACATCAGAAACCAGCATAAACGGTGGATCGCACAATAACGTCGGTCTTATTGGTGACATAATTTTTAGCACAAGGGATTAAGCATGGCTGGCAAAACTTATATTAAAACTGGAACTAATACGTGGTCCAGAGTTAAAAAGATATATTTAAAAACTGGCGGTATAACTTGGCAGGCCGTAAGAAAAGCTTACATAAAAACTGGAGCAACTACCTGGAAAAAAATATACGATACAACAAGCAATAGGCCATTTATTGGTAACGATATTCCAAAGATTCGACTTAATACATTTAGAACTGATAGCACTGCGGGAAGTTTAATTCCTGGAACAGTAAATGATCCAGTTAACCCAGTAGTTGAAGCCCCTAGAGTTCAACAGATGGGCCCTCCTACAACAACTCCTACTGTAGGTTGGCCAAGCGGCACTATCGGAAACCATTTGTGGGGATATGATGGTACATGGACTTCTGGAAATGGAAGCACTATAACATTTATTTATCAATGGCTATATAACATGACTGGTAATTCAAACGACAACGTATTTGACCCTCAATTTTATGTTTCAGACACATCAAGCTCAATAAACACCTCTTCAACTGGAAGAGCAGATATGTTAACAAATTCATCAGGTTATTTGGGATACGACGACGGAGATTACTTTGACAAAAACTTTATTACTTTTAGAGTTGGAGCATCTAATTCAGCTGGGGGACCAGTTTTTGCAGAAAGCGTACCTGTTTATATTGTAAGACAAAGACCTAGTGGAACAATAAACATGATAAATACAAGTGTTGATGTTCCAGAAACATTATCCGCAACAATTACTTATTCCGATCAATGGTACAATAAACCAGATCTATACGATTCCACCATAGAGTGGTTTGCTGTAGATGCTGTTGGCGATGCGTTAACAGCAAGCAATAGGGTATGGACTCAAGATTTATATACCGTATCTGTAACTGGTACAACAACAAAAACTGGAACCGTAACATACGATGCTACGTTGCCAGATAAAATATATGCTGTTAGACTTACGCTAAATAATTCAAATACTCAGCCTGCAGTTATTTCCGTATCTGGCTTTACCCCAAGTCTTCCATTTACTACAGAGGACTATTCAACTCCAGGCTCACCCCTTGAAGTAACTACTTTAGATATTTTGGATTACTATGGAAATGAAGGAACAGATAATAGAGGCTATATACCAGTAGGCGGGCTATTTAAAATTAACTCTATAGTAACAGGAGTTGATGGAAGCGCAACATATAGAATTAGATATAGAATGTATAATATTCAAAATGGAAGTTACTATGGAATGGACGGAACTAATTATGGAGCAAATGGTGGCTCTAGTGCATGGACTACAAGAACTGGTTCAAATTCAAGTTTTGGTTTTGGCGGAACTTTAATTAATGAAGTTTCGGTTTCTGGAACAACTGCCACATTAAATCATCGTGAAGTAATAAGCTCATCCTCATTTGGATCAACCACCTATACCCCAACAGGTGGCACAAGCACTGATAGATGGATGATTGAAATAGAGGTCAGCGCTTTAAAAAATTCAATAAGAAAATATTATTTAGATTTTGTTGGTGGAGTTTCATATTATGTTTCTAGACCAGCAGCAAATTTATTACTTACTGCATCACCTGACCCTGCTACAGTAAATCAAAATGTAACTTTATCTGGATCAATCGGGGCTTTAGGGGGAGGTCTCTCATATCCAAGACAATACAAGGTTACGTTTGGAGACGGCAATGACAGCGGATGGCTACCTTTTGGAGAGTGGTCTTATGGAACAAGTAATCCAACTTTTCAAATTACTAAACAGTATGCCGCAGCTGGCGAATACTATCCCTATTTTCAAACAATTCCAGACTATTCTACTGGAAGCACATCGCTAATTGTTGGTGAAGCATTATCTGCCCCAACAATTACAAGCGTGTCTGCAGGAAATGTTGGTGGTCCAGTTACTGTAAATTATCAAGGTGGCTCAGGTGCAGCTCGTCAGTTTTATTGGTATTCTTCAAATGTTGCTCCTAATTATGAAGTAACTCCAGATGCTTCTGGAACATCAACTACTTCTCTTACAGACAACACTGGTCCAACTGGAACTGGAACCTATTATGCATATGTTAGATCTGTATCAACGGCTGGAACAACAGCAGTCGGACCATCAGCTGTAGCAAGCGCCTGGAGTGCAGGATATCCATTTACAATGATTCCTCCAAGCTACAATGTTAATTGGCTTGGAAACGGTGGGTCTTCAGGAAATGAAGGCATCCCTTGGTCTTTTACCGCAGGAGGCTCAGTTACAGTTCCTTCTGCTACTAGAATTGGATATGACTTTGTTAGATGGACAGATACTCCTTCTGGAGATTATACTTATACTACCACTAATGTTGGTGGGACATGGTCTCCCCCTGCTCAAAACATAACAATGTATGCAAGATGGCAAGCAAGAGTTTGTACAATTCCAAATGTAATAGGGATGACAGAAATAGCTGCATCAAATGCAGTTAATGCCGCTGGGTTTTTATATGAGTTTACAGATTATCAAACTACATACGACTCTTCATTAGACGGTAGAGTTGCTGCTATATCCCCAGCTGTTGGAACTCAGCCAGGGTGCGGAACAAATATTACATTAACAATATACAATTACGTAAATGTTTTAACTGCGCCAAGCATATATAATGTTATTGCGGGAGCTCCAAATGCTGCAGTGTCAGTATATTTTACGGGTGGATCTGGTCCATATTATCAAATGTGGTGGACTACTGGTATAGGAGGAACCAGTTATGACGCATCTGGAGGAAGTAGTCCTCTTACAGATTCAAGTGGGCCAAGTAGTGCAGGAAATTGGAATATGTATGTTAGATCAGTTTCTTCTCCAAGTAACACTGGATTAGGGCCTTCTGCTACAATAAGTGATTGGAGCCCAGCATGGGTATTTACGGTTTCAAACCCTGTTACTTGTGGCAACTGTGCAGATTATGGATCTGCAACTTATACTGGGCAATCAACAGGGTGTGCTGGAAACTATTACACTGTTTATAATAATTATTCAATTGGTCAAAGAAAAACATGTACTGATGGAAGCTACGAATATTGTTCCAATAGAGCATACAGCACGGTTTCATCTAGCACTCAAATAGACGGACAATGCGGGTATACCGCACCAGCCCCTTGCGTTTGTAATTATACAGATTATGGATCTTATCACTTTTCGCCACAATCCTGCCCTACTGGAACTCAAAGAACTGGTTCTTTGAGCGGATTCACAAGCGGACCTAATTGCCCAAATGTTTATAAGACAGCAAAATACAATTGTAAGTATTATGATGCATATAACTCCGCAAGCGTAAATTATTATCAGTGCTATTATGAAGGTGAGTGTGCCGCCCTTCAAAATCCAGACGGAACTAGAACCACATGTTATGTTTAATTAGGGTCTTTACAAGACTCAATAGAATTGGTATAATATCAATATGATTATTTTAGATTTTGAAAATTGGAATGTGCCTGGAGTTAAAAAAGTCAAAATGGGCCTAGGCGAAACAGCCAAAATGGTTCTTTTTGTCATAGAAGAAGAGGTAGTAGAAATCATAGGTGTTTCTCCAGAAATAACCAATAAGCTCACATCGGCTACAAATTTTGAAGAATGTTCTACCGCAGTAGCAATACCAGATTTATTTTGTGTAAGCTTTACTTGCGATACAGGAAAAGAAAGAATTATTGTAGATGAAAAAATGTATTCTATATTGCTTTCAGATCCCCAAATAATTGAAGGTGACGAATCAATACATAGGCATATACAAAATGTAGGGTTAAATTGGTTGTATCGAGACGGTCAATTTATTATTCCAGGAGAGTATGAATAATGTCTAAATGGAAAGAGTATAAAGAAAAGCTTGGAGACACTAGGCCTTGGGATATGCTAAATCCAAATATTGAAAGGGCTTCAGAAGAAGAAGCTGAAAGAAGGTACTCTATCTGCAAGGTTTGCCCTGAGCTAATTAGTTTAACTAATCAATGCAAACAATGCGGTTGTATCATGTCGGCAAAAACAAAGCTGTTAAAAGCCACCTGCCCATTGAAAAAGTGGTAATGATATAATGATGAGAGGAGGTCAAAATGACATTATTGACAGATGAAGATAAGCTTAATCTTGTAAATCAACACATTAAAAGCATTGATTTTCAAGTTTACAATTTACAATTAGATTTAATCGAGGCAAATGCCGAGTCGCCCGTAAATACAGAAAATGTTTCTACTATTAACGGAAGACTAACATCTTTAAATGCAAAAAGAACTGCTCTAGAATCAGAAGCAGCAGGACTATAAGAATAGGAATATAATATGGCAGAAAAAGCGGAGTTAATTATTACCGCTCTACAGCAACGCATAGGAGAACTTGTTTCAAATTATGAAACTCAAATTGCAATACTTAGGGCAGAAATTACTCAGATTATAGAAGAGAAAGAGGCAAGACTTGAAGCTATTCAAGATTACGAAAACCACCTCAACGATCTCGTCTCCGACTAATTTTCCTTCGGGACTTGCAGTTAAAACAGATAAAGATACTTATTGGATTAAAGACGGCAAAAGATACAGATTAATTTCTGACAGGGCCTCTCAGTCTTGGTGCTTTACCACTGTATTGGCAACCGAGACGGCATTATCAGGAATTAAGATTGCTGGAAAACTAGGTTTTCGAGACGGAACCTTGATTAAGAGCGTTGCGGATGGTAAAATGTATCTAGTATCACAGAATAAGCTAAGGCACATTGTAGACCCAGATTCGTTTAATCGATATGGTCTAGATAGGTCAAAAATGATTGAGGTATCTGAAAAAGAAATCTCGGCACATGATTTAGGAGAAAATATATAATGCCATTTGTTGATGGAGAGCCAATTGATGCAGCCAAGTTAGGCGCATTAGAAACAGAATTAAATCTATTAAGATCTCAGATGCCAAAGATTACATCTGGGCAATCTATCAGTATTGATAATAGAACTCAAACCGTTTCTTCTGGACCAACCATATTTGCCAAAAACGACGGAACTAGATTTGATTTAAAGCCTAATTCTGTAAATAGACAAACAATAAGTCTTCAGGGTGGTAATTTTAAATCTACCCCAGTTGTTGTTGTTTCAACTAGAAGCGCAGTAGGAAATGCCGATCAGTGGCACCCAGCTTTCCGCATTGTATCTAATTCAGTAAGCGCAACAAGCTTTGATGTTTTTTGCCCAATGCCAAGCAGCGCAAAAGCCTGTTCAGTTTATCTTTCTTTTATAGCCATAGCCCCTTGACAGACTAGCGGTATATGCTACAATTTGTTTAACCTTAAAGTCACGACTGCGTGACTTTTTTTACGCAGGGAAGTTTAATGACAAACGATTTAAAATGGATGCTATCGTCAGATCAGCAGTTCCCGTATCAAGACGACAAGGCCATTGAATTATGGTTTAAGGTAATGAAGTGGTTTAAGCCAGACGTAGTCGATATCCTAGGAGATACTGATGACCAGGCTTGCTACAGTAAATACACAGAGGGTCGTTCAGCAGAATTTCTTAGAATGCACAAAGACGAGAATGGTCAAATGATTGTTCCTCTTATGGAACACGAAGCCAAGCTGGCTAGAGAATTTTATGAAAGAAATAGAAAAGTTGCTGGCAAAAATGCTCAACTATTTTCAGCACTAGGTAATCATGATATTAGAATTTTTAATTATGTTGATGCTAAGCTTCCTGATTATGTAAAAGCAGTTACTCCAGAAATGCTATGGAAGCTTGACTCTTTAGGATATGAATATATATATTATAATGAACTTCCAAAGAAAAGATTTGGAGATATCCATGTTCATCACGGCATGTCAATTGCAGCAGGTGGAGCGGTTAGAAAAGATATGGAAGATATGCAAGTATCTTTAATTAGAGGACACTCCCACAGAATTGCTTCTCATATGGTAACATATGAGCTAAGAAACAACGGTAAGGGGGAGACTCTTCGTGGCTATGAGATTGGTCATATGTGCGATGAGAAGAGTGATGGAATGAAATACACAACTCATCACGACTGGCAAAAAGGTTTTGCTATTGCTCATATTGAAAATGGTAAATACCCACATATTCAAATGGTCCATATTTCTCCTAACTATACTTGTGTTGTAGACGGGAAATTGTTTTCGCTATGATGAAATGTGGAAGATGTAATGGCCGAGTTTTTATTGATAGGGTTTTTTCTCAAAAACTACATACGGAATTGTTTTGCATTCTCTGCGGTAAGCGATGGATGATCAATAAAGAAACGAATGCATTTGGAAAATGGTTAGAAAAAACAGACAGGGACTACGCAAAAAATTCTTCTATTTCTTCCTAAACGGAAAGATCCATAAGGTTCTTAAGCTGTCTAGGGCAAGAGATGAAGTCGTTGCTTGGTGCTACCCAGATAAAAAAAGAATGATGTATGCGTATTCTCAGGTTGAAAAAAACATGGAGAAGGCTTATGGAATTAAAGATGTAGGTAAACTATTAAATAGGCATAGGGTCACACTAGAAGAATATATTTTAAAAGGCAAGGTAAAGCAGCCTCAAAAGATATATCCTATTGGAAATCCAGAAAGCACATGGTCTAGATATATGTTTAGCGAATCGGACATATTGGACATTCATCAATATATAATTGATGTTGGCCAAACTTTAGACGTTCCCTCACGCTCAGAATTGCAGGCCCTTCTCAAACACAACTTAATATTGTATACTAAGACAGAAGAGGGTAAATTTATTCCAGTATGGAAGGCGGAGTAGTGGAAAAAGGCAGGGTTGCTATATGTGACATATGTAGCAGGGAGATAGAAGTGCGTTGGGGAGTTTTTGCTAACGCCACCATATCAAGACATAAGAAGGCGGAGCATAAATAATGTCAGAGACTAGAGTTAAAGTAGACCTATCGTTTACACGCAATCTGGGAAACTATGAAAGTATTAAGATCGGTATAGGAATTGAAGACGACGTTCGTTCTGGAGAAACAGTATCAACAGCTACAGAGAGAGTGTATAAGTTTGTAGAAGATAAGCTAATAGAAAAAACTCGTGAAGTAGAGCAGGAATTAAAACGTGGCAAATGAAAAACAGCCTTACATCTTGATTAGCCTATATGATTCATTATACAAAGAGCGATATAACAAGGCGCCTAGAATTAATAAGTTTCGTGAGAAGTGGGCCATGCAGGATGTCATAGACAGCGTAGGATTTGATAGAGCAAAAGAGCTTTTGATATATTACTTTAAGACTAACAAGTCTGGCCACCCGTTAAATTTCTTTTTCTATAACTTTGACAAAATTGATTATTTAAAAGTAGAAATTGAAAAAGATATAAAGAACCGTCGTACTCTCAGGGAGGCGACCAAGAAGCTTGTAGAAGGCGGAGCAGAATGAATACAGAAGCAGAACTAATATCTGCAGTATGCAAAAATAAAGACATCAGTACCTTGCTTGCCGATAATGTTGATGACATATTTACATCTCATAAAGATATATGGGAAAGCTTAAAGTCATACTATTACAAGTTTAAAGCAGTCCCAGAAGTAGGAATTCTTGTAGAAAGATTTAAAGATTTTGAGCCAGCACAAACTAAGGGAGAAACTGGATACTACCTTGATAAATTAAAGAATGAGTATCTGTCTAGCAAACTTAAGTCTATTATTATTCAGTCAGGATCTGCTTTAAAAGAAGATGCAGCAGCTCGTGTATTGGCCGACATGCAAAGCAAATTAGCTGGTCTAAGCAAGTTTACTAACAATGTTAGAGACGTAGACGTAACAGACATACAAGCAGCAGAAAATCATTTTCTTTCTGTAAAAGAGAGATCTGCAGCAATGGGTGGAAGCCCAGGAATCTTGACTGGGTTCGATGCTATTGATAAGGCATATCCAACTGGTATGGCTCCAGGACACCTAATTGTTGCTATTGGTTGGCCAGGACGTGGAAAGACTTGGTTTACTTCATATCTAGCATGTAAGGCATGGGAGCAAGGCTTTAAGCCAATGATTGTTTCTCTCGAAATGTCTCCAGAGAATATGCGTGATCGCATATATACAATGCTTGGCTCTGGTCTATTTCGTGCAAGTGATTTCTCAAGGGGAGACATTAGCATAGATGATTTTAAGGCTTGGGGCACAAAGAAATTTGAAGGGAAGAATAGTTTTATCTTAGTTTCTAATGAAGGTACAGCAGAAGTAACTCCTGCAACTATTCAAGGAAAGATTGATCAACACAAACCCGATCTAGTTATTTTAGACTATCACCAGCTGTTTAATGATAACAAAAGAAGTAATTCTGAAGTAGAGCGTAACCGAAATATATCTCGTGAGTTCAAGCTTCTTGCGGTGTCAAACAATATTCCAGTAATTGATATTACTGCTGCAACAGCAGATGATATTTCAGATCAAGAAAACCCTCCAATGATGAGTCAGGTTGCTTGGTCTAAAGCTATTGAATATGATGCTGATATGGCTATGGCTATTCACAGATACCCAGGAACCAATATGATTGAAGTTGTTTCTAGAAAGAATCGTCACGGACAAGACTTTGATTTTTATCTAGACTGGGATATAAATCGTGGTGTCATTACTCCGATTTATGAGAACCTACCAGAATTAAATAATGACTCATCGAAAAATTAAAAGATTTCAAATTGAAGTACAGTTTGATGACAACTCACGCCTAATAAGCTTGAGGCCACAATATGAAAACCTGTTAACGCAGGACATGCGTGGCAAAGGATATGTTCGGGTGCTTGACATAGACCCTGCATTTTCGGTAGAATTCACAGGCGAAACATGGAAATTCTTAATGAGTATTCATGGTGTATATGTAGGAAAGAAGAAAGCATGGCAATTAGAGGGTATAACGCAAGGGAAATCGATACCACGCATTATACGCCAGCACACATCAAGTCAATCCTAAAATCAATAGGATTAGATATAGCTGGCGAAACTAGCAATGACTTTCTTTCATACTGCCCATTTCATTCTAATAGGCATACGCCTAGCTTTAGCGTAAGCAGGGAAAAGGGTGCATTTATATGTTTTAATCCATCTTGCGGAGAGTCTGGAACATTACAAGATCTAGTTAAAAGAGTTGCCAATAAGAACGACTTTGAAGCAATGAGATTTATTGCTACTAAAGAAACAGAAGTGCTAGAAAACTTTGATGAACTATTGGCAGAGGCTATGGAAGAGCGTCCAGTGTTTCAACAATTTCCTGATGAAACATTAGCTAAACTAAACAACAGTCTTTTAAAAAACGAAAAAGCTAAAGCATATTTTATTTCTCGTGGCATTAACTCAGATGGGATAGATTATTTTTATTTAGGATATTCTGAAAATATGAATATGGTTACTGTTCCAGTTCACAGTCCAGACGGACTTCCAATTGGAATTGTTGGACGATCTATAGAGGGTAAAGAGTTTAAGAATAGCACTAGTTTGCCAAAGAGCAAAACATTATTTAATATTCATAGAGCTAAAAAGATTGGCGATCATGTAATCATAGTGGAGTCCAGCTTTGATGCAATCCGTGTGCACCAAGCTGGATTTCCAAATGTTGTTGCCACTCTCGGAGGATTTCTATCTTCGGAACAACACCACTTGTTGAATAGACATTTTAATAGAATAACTATTTTAACAGACGCAGATTTGGCTGGCAGAGACTTAGGTCGAAGCATAGCCAATAAATTAAAATTCAAGGACCTCTTGTGGGGTTCGTATGAATATGGTAAGATATACCCACATGGTGCAAAAGATGCAGGCGATATGACCGATGAGGAAATAAAGGCTTGTATAAAAAATGCTGTATCTGATTTAGAATACAGATCCTGGAGTTCATGATATAATGAAAAATACAGATGGATATATACCATCATATAACGAGGAGAATAAATGAGCATAGTAAAGGGTCTAAAGGACCTTAACAAGGCTTTAGATAAGCCAACATACAGCGGCGACGAGAACAAGGGTCGCTGGTTTAAACTTGAAGATGGAGAGAGCGTCAAAGTTCGCTTCCTTCAAGAGCTTGATCCAGACTCACCAAATTACGATCAAGCCCGTGGTTGCGGATTTATTGCTTTAGAGCATGTAAATCCAAAAGACTATCGCAAGAAGGCCCTAGACACAATGGAGTCAGAAGGCCGTGACTGGGCAAACGAACAACATCGCAAGGATCCAAAGGCTGGCTGGAAGGCCAGGACCCGCCTATATATCAATGTACTTGTAGATGACGGTAAAGAAGAGCCATATGTTGCAATCCTATCTCAGGGAACTAGTGGAAAAACAATTACACCTACCTTAATTGAATACGCTGGTGAAATGGGTAACATCACAAACCTAATGTGGAGAATTAAGCGTAACGGTACTAAGACAGATACCAGTTATACAATTATCCCACTCGCAAAGGACGAAACTCCTTTCGATTTTTCAGGACTTGAACTATTCGATCTTGAAAAAACTGCAGTTCGTCATGTTCCATATGCAGAGCAAGAAGCTTTTTATATGGGTCAAGGCAACAATGAAGAGCAGTCTTCTACTACGTCCAGTAGTGTAGACTGGTAATATAAAAGTAAAGGCGGAGAGTTAAGTGTCATTCACACATTTACATGTGCATAGTTACTATTCAGTCATGGATGGCCTTAACTCCCCAGCCGAACTTGTAAAAGCTGCGAAAGATGCAGGTCAAACAGCATTAGCTATTACAGACCACGGAACATTATCTTCACATCGTGATATGCAAATTGCATGTGCAGAGCAAGGCATAAAGCCAATACTTGGAGTAGAAGCGTACATTTCACCAACAGATAGATTTGATCGCTCCTCTAAAACAGATAAGTCTATTCAAGCTTACAACCATATAATATTGTTGGCTAAGAATAAAAAAGGTCTTGAAAATATAAATATACTACAAGAGCTTGCATGGAATGAAGGTTTCTATCACAAGCCACGTATTGATAGGGAGGTCCTAAGAGAATATGCAGAGGGTATTATTGTTCTTTCTGGATGCCTTAATGGAATTATTAGTAAGGCTATCGAAAAAGGAAATTTTTCGGAAGCAAAACTTCTTCTTAAAGATTTTGTTAAAATGTTTGGCGAAGACTTTTACGTTGAGGTACAATCTCATAACCCGCCAGAAACAAACTCCAAGCTCCTAGAACTAGCAGACGAATTAGGAATTAAAGCGGTGGCAACAGGCGACGCCCACTTTGCTAAAGAAGAAGATCGTATTCTAGAAGAAGCAATGCTTATATTATCAACATCCCCTAAGTCTGACAAAGATGCTGACTTTGAAATGTCTCGTCAAATGAAAGATATGTTAGATCGATTTGATTACCTATATCCAGATAGAAAGATCTCATTTAAAGAGTATAATTTATTTATTCAGAGCAGAGATGAGATTGAGGCTGACTTTAATAAGGCTGGAATAACAAGAACAGATATCTATGATAATACTATGGAGATAGCCAATAAGGGGTCTCAGAATACGATTTTAACAGGGGATTAGACCTTCTCCCAGTACCCAAGACAGATGCCGACGATAAACTGGCTCAAATGGCCTCTGAAGGCCTTAAAAGGTTAAATCTGGACAAGGATAAGGTGTATATTGACAGGCTTAACGAAGAATTAGACATTATTAAATCCAAGAGCTTTGCCTCCTATTTCTTGGTTGTAGCAGATATGGTTAACTGGGCAAAGGATAATAATATCCTTGTGGGGCCAGGTCGTGGCTCTGCTGCTGGATCGTTGGTCTGCTACGCCCTTGGAATTACAGATGTAGATCCAATTAAATATGACCTTCTGTTCTTCCGATTTATTAACCCAGAACGTAATGACTTTCCTGATATAGATACAGACTTTGAAGACCGTCGTCGCAAAGAGGTTAAGGATTATTTAAAAAAGAAGTTTAAGCACGTTGCATCTATTTCTACATTTACTTATTTTAAAGATAAGGGTGTTATCAGAGATGCTGCTCGTGTATTTATGGTTCCACTTTCAGATGTTAATCGTGCAATGAAGCAGATCGATACCTTTGAGGATTATATGGAATCTCCAAATACAAAAGAATTTAGAACTAAATATCCAGAAGTAACTTGGTTGGCAGAAAGATTACGTGGAAAGATTAGAAATGTTGGAGTTCACGCTGCTGGAGTTGTTGTAGCTAAAGATGATATTAGAAAGTTTGCTCCGATTGAATCTCGTGAAGACTCTCAAGATAAAGTGTCTGGAAGAATTCCTGTTGTTGCATATGATATGGATACAGTTGCAGATATAGGTCTTATCAAACTAGATGCTCTAGGGCTTAAGACTTTGTCCGTAATTTCAGATACCTTAAAATCTATTAAAGATAGAACTGGAAAAGAAATTAATCTTTCTAGCATGAGTTTAGATGATCCAAAAGTATACAAAATGCTTGGAGAAGGATACACAAAGGGAGTATTCCAAGCAGAAGCAACTCCATATACCAACCTATTAATTAAAATGGGAGTAGATAAGTTTGAAGATTTAGTTGCATCAAATGCTTTGGTTAGACCAGGAGCAATGAACACTGTAGGGGCTTCTTATATTAAAAGAAAACGTGGGGATGAAGCGGTTGATTATGTCCACCAAATCATGAAACCATTTACAGAAAATACTTATGGGGTTATTATTTATCAAGAGCAGGTTATGCAGGCATGCGTACACCTAGGAGGAATGACCTGGTCAGAAGCTGACAAGGTTAGAAAAATTATTGGAAAGAAAAAAGATGCTAAAGAATTTGATCAATTTAAAGACAAGTTTATTGAAGGCGCTGAAAAGAACATATCTAAGAAACAAGCACAGCACCTCTGGCACGACTTCGAAGCCCACGCTGGATACTCATTCAACAGGTCTCACGCTGTTGCTTACTCTATGCTTTCTTATTATACCGCTTGGCTTAAGTGTTATTATCCTTTGGAGTTTATATTCTCGATACTTAAAAACGAAGGAGATAAAGACGCCAGAACAGAATACTTAATTGAAGCAAAAAGACTTGGATTAAAGGTTCTTTTGCCACACATTAATGAATCTGATATTTATTTTTCTTTACAAAAAGAAGCAATTAGATTTGGACTAGGCGAAGTTAAATTTATTTCTGATAGCATTGCAAATAAAATTATAGAAAAGAGACCCTATGAAGACTATAAAGACTTTATTGAAAAAGCTTCAAAGAAAGGCAGTGGTATTAATAGTAGGGCTATATCTGCTCTTAATGCTATTGGCGGTGCTGCTTTCGATGATAATAAACGTGACGGTAAAGAAAAAGACAACTACTACGAATTCCTAGGCATACCTACATTTAGTTTAGACCTACCACCAAGAATTAAGTCTCAGGCACGTCCTATATCAGAATTTGACGACCTAGGATCTTTTGTTATGTTTGGTATGGTTAAAACTATTAAGCGTGGAAATGGATGGGCTAGGGTTGAGCTAGTTGATGAAACTGGATCTATTGGTCTATTCCATAATGAGCAAACCACTATTGAGCCAGGGCAGATGTATTTTATTTTAGTAGGAGATAATAGAATTGCAAGTTATGTTAAGGTCGGAGACATTACCCCAGACTCAAAGAACACATTTGTAGACTACCTATACAGGAAAGAATATGATATTACAGAAAAAGAATATATGGTTGTTAACTTTACTCCATATAAGACTAAAGCTGGAAAAACCATGGCTCACATTGTTATGTCTGATAAAGACAAGGTCTTGACACGAGCAATTGTTTTTTCTAGTTTATATAAGATTGCCTTAGCAAAAATGCGTGAGGGAATGAAATGTCAGGTCATATTATCTAAACTAGATGATGGCACACTGATGGTTAAGGAAATAAAATGACAGAAGATATTGAAGGCTTAGTTACTTCTATAAGTATAAATCAAGTTCTTGTTGCCGTGCTTGAAGAATATGGCAAGCTTACCGTTCCAACTCTTAATTTTTTAGAGTCTAATGCGGAAGAAAAAGAATTAGTTATTGATTATGATGAGAACGGCCCATCATTTACGTTTAGCTTAAGGAATAAAATTGAATCAGAATAATTATTTATTAGAATACGGGCTAGATGCCCTAGCAGCATTATTGCACGAAACAGCAAAAGAAAAGGGATTTTGGGATGGGGAATATTCCCACGACAAGATCGGTAATAAGCTCGCCCTTGTACATTCAGAAGTTACTGAAGTATTAGAGGCAATTAGAAAATCTAAAGGTAGCGAAGCCATTGTAGAAGAAATGGCAGATGTTATTATTAGATTATTAGATGTATATGCAGCAATGCGTAACAAAGAAGATGTCCTACACAGCCTTGACGATATATTAGAGGCAAAGATTAATAAAAATAAAGAGCGACCAAGGCTTCACGGCAACCTGTTTTAATGCTATAATTACTAGAGAGAAGAAAGAGTATTAATGGAAATTGTATTAGATGATATATTAGCTAAATTAGATCCAAAAACTAGAGCAAGGGTTCAGTCTGCAGTAGATATTCAAGTAGACAAACAGTCTACCCCAAGCATTGGACTTAACCAAGCCCTCAAAGGTGGCCTTGCTTACGGTAGACAAATACTTGTATGGGGTAACAAGTCTGCTGGAAAGTCATCTTTTTGTTTACAGATGATTGCACAAGCGCAAAAAGAGGGAAAGTCATGTGCGTGGATTGATGCAGAGCACTCTTATGACCCTTCATGGGCGGAAAAGCTAGGAGTAGACTCTTCTAAATTAATTTATTCACCAGCTAAAACAGTTAACGATATGGTTGACGTTGCCACAAAATTAATGGAAGCAGGCGTAGATCTAATTGTTGTAGATTCTATATCAGCACTACTACCAGCAATTTACTTTGAAAAAGATGGAAATGAAATGAAAGATCTGCAAGACACAAAGCAGATTGGCGCAGAAGCAAAGGATATGACCCACGCAGTCAAGATGTTAAATTATGCAAACAAAAACACACTACTTGTTCTCATCTCACAACAACGAAACCAGTTTGGATCTATGCATGCTAGTCACATCCCCACGGGTGGCATGGCAGTCAAGTTCTTCTCTTCCACTGTCATTAAACTCTGGTCGTCTGAGGCTGAAGCAAATGCTATTAAGGCTGGCGTTAAAGTTGGCGACAAAATTATTGAACAAAGAGTCGGGAGACCAGTTAACTGGATTATTGATTACAACAAAGTCGGCCCCCCTAATCTATCGGGACAATACGACTTCTACTACCAAGGGGACGTTCTTGGTGTAGATTCAATTGGAGAAACCTTGGACGTCGCAGAAATGTGCGGAGTAGTAGAAAAAGGTGGAGCCTGGTATACAGTAAACGAAGAAAGATTTCAGGGAAGAGCTAAAGCTGTTCAGTATCTTCGTGACAACCCAAAGGTAGTTGAAAAACTACAAAAGGAAATTGATGCCAAATTTAAATGAGTTTATATCTCCCAAGCCAGAAAAAGTTTATGGCTTAGAGCTTGAAAGGCTTGGTGGTAAAAAGCCATGCTCCAAATGTGATAAAGACTCAGACGGATATTTTTGGGATGCATCAACAATGACTATATCTTGGGAATGTCCAGACGGTCATAAAAATTCTTATGTGGTGGGATAATGTCTGAAAGATCTGAAGTAAAAAGAGATGGCGCCAAGGCTCAAAAAAATTCTGGCCGTGGAGATTATCAAAAAGGGGACGCTAAATGGAAGCAATTCCTTGTAGACTATAAAGAAGCGTCTTCATCTTTTACTTTAAATAAACCAGTGTGGTCTAAAATATGTACAGACACATTTAGAGTTAGCAGAGATATGCATCCAGCTTTAAAAATTATTATTGGAACTGAGTCTAAAGTTAGACTTGGTATTATTGAGTGGGCAGTGCTAGAAGAACTGATCCAATTTTGGGAGGACAACAATGGCAAACAAGCGCTTACATAGTAAATCATAAGAAGAAAAAGTAATGACAATGTTTTTACTAGGGCTAATGTTGGGTTTTGTTATTGGCTACGGTTTAGGTTTATTTATAGACAAGATAGATAAGAGGATGAAAAATGGCGGAAGATAAGAATACCTTAGAGTTAATTAGTTCTATTACGGAATTCAATGACTTGCATGAGTATATGGGCGATGAACAACTAGATAGGGCATTGGCTATTGTAGTAAAGCTATTAATGAATCCAGATGTTCCTTCAGCAAAAGCTCCATATTTAATTATTGAGCTTCAGGCAATGTCTACCAAGTTTTCTATGATGGCATCCTATTATTCAACAATTGCTAAAGACAAGGCTGGAACCACAAACAATAACAAGAAGAACATTTATTATTCAGCAAAGGAGTCCATAGACAAACTTGTAGATGCACTTAAGTATGTCGTTAGGTACAATTCATAATGGGTAGAGATATAGTAAAGAACCTTAAGTTTAAAAAGCATGCTGGTAAGCACTTTGATCCAGAGCTGTTTGCACAGTTGCTTGATGAGTCTTATCGGAATACTAAACGTGCAGATGGCGAGATGACAAAAAAATCATTTAGCCCAAGCTCCCTTGGTTACGGTCATGGCACATGCCCTAGATATTGGTATATGGCATTTAGTGGCGCAATGTTTATCGACAATAATGATGCAGTAGCAGTTGCAAATATGGCTCAGGGAACTCAAGCACATGAAAGACTGCAAAAGCTTATATCGACTATGCCTGAGTGGCGGGCTGAAGAAGAAGAAATAATTAATGAGTATCCTCCAATTAGAGGATTTATAGATTTAATTATGGAGTACGATAACGAAACTGTTATTGGAGAAATTAAAACTGCCAAGCAAGAGGTTTGGGATGCAAGGCAAGCTGAGATGAAGCCTACAACTAACCACTTGTTGCAACTACTTACTTATATGAAGTTGAAGAATGCTAAAGAAGGGTTCTTCCTTTATGAGAATAAAAACACACAAGAGCTAATAGTAATTCCAGTATCAATGAATGAAAAAAATACTGCAATTATTGAAGAGGCTTTTAATTGGATGTGCGAAGTATGGGATAATTTTAAAGATGGGGATCTTCCAATGAAACCACCTGGAGCAACAAAATCAAAGATGCCTTGCACATATTGCCCTATTAAGAAGGAATGCTATTCTGGCCTTACTGGAACAGTTCAGATAGAGTCATACGTGGTTCCAAAAATATGATCTGTGCCAATAAAGAATGTGCTAAAGACTTTGAGCCAAAAACACATAATCAAAAATATTGTACAGACGAATGCTGTAGAGTTGCAACTAATAGACGAATTATGGAAAAGTATTATGAAAAAAAGGCAATTAGAAATGGCGCTGAGAGAGGATGCAAAAAGTGTAATGCTCAGCTAAGCAGATATAATGAGACCACTATATGTGCTTCCTGTCAGAAAAAAATTGATATTACTAAAAGAAATACAATTATTGGGAGGCTAAATGAGATTAGCTGAGCTTGTTAAGACTAAGGCAAACCGTGTTCTTGGTATAGATGCATCTACAAACTCTGTCGCATTTTGTTTAATGGAAGACGATAAGCCATTAAAATGGGGTAAAATTAATTTTGTTGGATCAGACATATACGAAAAGATTTATGACGCTAAGGTTAAAACACATTCTATGCTTGAAGAATTAAAATCAGACTATATAGCCGTAGAAGGAGCCATACTTGTTAGGTCTCCAGACGCTGTAATAAAACTATCATATGTTTATGGTGTAGTTATTGCTGAATTAATGTCCACAGGGGCCAAGGTTATAACAATTTCCCCATCATCTTGGCAGGCTTACATAGGAAATAAAAATCCTACAAAAGAAGAAAAGGCGGCAATTAGGCTAAAGAATCCAGGGTATGCGGACTCATGGTATAAAACACAGCTCAGAAATATGCGTAAGCAAAGAACTGTAGACTATTTTAATAAAAAATATAACCTGTCCTTAACAGATTTTGACGTGGCAGATTCGTTTGGAATTGCACACTACTCTAATACAGTATTAACGGAAAGACAATGAAGTTATATCAAAGCCAGACTTGGCTATACAGAAGATATGTAGTTCAAAAGAAAACTGTTACTGAAATTGCAACTGAATGCAAGGTCTCTGCTATGACTATACAGAGGTACCTAGATAAGTTTGGACTAATTCAAAAAAGATGAGAACAGAGCCAAGAAATATTGAGTCAATTACTTTTAGCAAAGTTCTAGATTCTTTTTATGTATACACTGGAGACAAAACGGATCGATATGTTCAAGCCACCTGCAAAAATGAAGGGTACTGGGACAAAGAGCTTACTGAATGGATGATTAAAAATTTACAGCCTGGCTGGACATGCCTAGACATTGGCGCAAATATATTTTATTTTACAGAAGTTATGGCACGAAAAGTTGGAGTATCTGGCAGGGTCCTAGCATTTGAACCAATAGAAAGGCTATGTAAATCTTACACAGTTGCTACAATTTTAAACGATTACTCAAGTGCTGGACAGATTGATGTATTTAATATAGCCTTGTCAAATAAAAAAGATAAGATGGTTTTAAATATTTGGGAAGAAAATATTGGCGGGTCTGGAATAGTGCATGAACACCAATCTGGAAATCATGGTCAGCATGGTAATTACTATACAGAAGAAATAAATGCAGATACCTTAGATTCAACATATACTGGAAAAATTGATTTTATAAAGATGGACGTTGAAGGACATGAAAGATTTGTGTTTGAGGGATTTTCTGAAGAAGCCCGTAACTGCCCTTTATTGGTTGTTGAATTAGGGTCTGGACAACCAGATGAGTTTTTGATAGAATTAAACGATAAATATACAATGGAATTTTTAAATGGGGAAGTGGCCACATTTGAAAGAATTAAAGAGCATGATGTTGTAAATGTCCTGCTAAGGAGAAGATGATGCTAAGACCAGTATTTAATGACGTAAATGATTTTAAATGCTCAGATCTATATTTACAGGCCGTGGGAGACCCAGCAGGTAATAAAATATGGTCAGCCTGCCATGAAATTGCTCACATGCTTATTGAAAAAAATATTTCATACGGGAACTCAGCCTTGGAGCCAGCTAGAATATTTTCAACGGCGGATTCAACAGAACAATTAAAAGTCCGTATTGATGATAAGCTAAATAGAGTGAAGAATAACCAGGGTTTTGCAGGTGATAATGATATTGATGACTTAATAGGTTATTTGGTTCTATATAAAATAGCCAGATCTCAGGTTGCTATTTCAGTCGACTAGAAGTATAATGGTTATCTATGGAAATCGAATTAGCTGATCATTATGATCGAATGAACAGAGTAGTTGAAGAACTACTTAAGGGCAACAATCCCACCCAGATAGCCACCCTGACGGGGTTTAAGAGGTCAGAGGTTGTTGAGTATATAGACGAGTGGAAGTCAGTCGTTAAAAACGATTCTACGGCTCGTGATAGGGCTAAAGAGGCCATCTCTGGAGCAGATCAACACTACGCCATGCTTATCAAAGAAGCATGGAAAACTGTAGAGGATGCAGATACACAGGGAGCGTTAGCTGTAAAATCTGGTGCCTTAAAACTAATTGCAGATATAGAAACAAAAAGAATTGGTATGCTACAAGAGGTTGGCTTACTCGATAACCAAGAGCTTGCTGCACAAATTGCTGAGACAGAAAGAAAACAAGACATACTTGTAAAAATATTAAGAGATGTTTCTGCCGAATACCCAGAGGTAAGAAATGAAATTATGAGAAGACTGTCTCAGGTTACTAATGAGACCGAAGGGGTTGTTGTCGAAGACAACGTTAGAGTATTGAGAAACGTTGCAGACGATGGAATTTAATTTTTCTGATCTAATAGATTTACTTGACGGTGAAGAGTTTGATGAAAAGCCAGTCGATCTAAGAACTTTTGTAACCAGTCCAGATTACCTTGGTCTTCCGCCCCTTTCAGAGTATCAATATACTTTAATTGAAAAATCTTCTCAGGTATATAAAGAAGCTACACTCATAAAACTTCTTGGAGAACAAGAAGGAAAAAGAATGTTTAAGCAAACAGCTAATGAGGTAGTTGCTCAGCTAGGTAAAGGCTCTGGCAAAGATTACTGCTCTACAATATCAGTAGCCTATATAGTACATTTATTGCTATGCCTAAAAGATCCTGCGGCTTATTATGGTAAGCCCCCTGGAGACTCTATTGATATTATTAACATTGCTATTAACGCACAGCAGGCCAATAACGTTTTCTTTAAAGGATTTAGAACACGTATAGATAAATCGCCATGGTTTGTTGGAAAGTACACAGAAAAAGCTTCTGAAATTAAATTTAATAAAAATCTTACAGTACACTCTGGCCACTCTGAACGTGAAGCCTGGGAAGGATACAACGTTATAGTTGTAATTCTAGACGAAATTTCTGGATTTAGTATAGACAATACCACTGGACACGAACAGGCAAAAACTGGATCTGCAATCTATGATATGTATAGGGCCTCAGTTGATTCTCGTTTTCCAGATTACGGGAAAGTAATTTTGCTATCATTCCCAAGATATAAAAATGATTATATTCAACAAAGATATGAGGACGTAGTTGGCGAAAAAGAAACAATTATAAGGTCTCATCATTTTAAGTTAGACACAGATCTACCAGATGGTACAGAAGGAAATGAATTTGATATTGAATGGGAAGAAGATCATATTATTTCTTATAAATATCCAAAGGTTTTTGCACTCAAAAGGCCTACTTGGGAAATTAACCCAACAAGAAGTATAGATGATTTTAAAGTTGCCTTTTATAAAAATGCTCCAGACGCACTAGGAAGATTTGCATGCATGCCTTCTGAAGCTATTGACGCATTTTTTAAATCAAGAGAAAAAATTGAAAAAGCATTTAGCAATATGGCATTAGCTGTAGACAACTTCGGAAGATTTGAAACCTGGTTTGCCCCAGATCCAGATAAAGAATATTTCTTGCATGTCGACCTCGCACAAAAACATGACCACTGTGCAGTTTCAATGGCACATGTTCAAAAATGGGTTAATGTAAAAGTAACAGATACATATTCTCAACCCGCTCCAATTGTAGAGGTAGATGTAGTAAGGTATTGGACTCCAACTGCAGACAAATCCGTTGACTTTACAGAAGTAAAAGATTATATTTTATCTCTTAGAACTAAAGGATTTAAGATTCGTGTGTGCACATTTGACAGATGGAACTCTCACGATATGATGCAACAGCTTAAGCAATACGGAATTAACACCGAAACATTGTCAGTGGCAAAAAAACATTATGACGATATGGCTATGGTTGTTGCAGAAGATAGGTTAACTGGTCCAGCAATTAAGCTTTTAATTGATGAATTGCTACAATTAAAAATTATGCGTGACAAAGTAGATCACCCTAGAAAAGGATCTAAAGACTTAGCAGATGCTGTTTGCGGATCAATTTATAACGCAATAAGCAGAAGTAGACCACAAAATAATGAAGAAATAAATATCCATACATACGACTCTCTTAGATTTGATAGAGAAGATGAAAAAGATACTATAGTTACAAACATGATCAGGGCTCCTAGAATGCCGAAGGACTTATCAGATGTATTAGACGGAATGGAAATAATATGAGCATATATCAAGAAAGAGCAAAAGAATGTAAGTGTTGCGGAAAACATGTTCCGCTACCAACTGTGCTAAAAGAATATCACGGAATTACAATATGTCCTACTACGTTTGCAAATGTGGTGGAATATAATAGATTATGGAAGTCTTTAGGGTCTAGACCTATGGGCAGCATTAGAAAACATTTTTCTGATTATGTTCAACAAATAGTCGAATCTACTATTGACAAGAATGAAGACGGAACGATACAATAGAACCTTGGCACCAGTAGCCAAGTTGGTTAAGGCCCCGAACTCATAATTCGGCTATCATAGGTTCAAGTCCTATCTGGTGCACATGGAGGAAAGATGTTTGATGAAAACGAAGAAGATGCTATGAAGCTAGAACATTATCTAGAGATAGGTGCTGTCACGATTGAAGGCGTAAACGATGATGGAGAGATGATATTTGCAATACAGGATATTGCCAAGGAAATTGCTCCAGAATTATGGCAGGCTCATACAGAATACGTTGACGCTGGTCTTCTCCATTTATACGAAAATGGCTTAATGGAAGTTGAGTATGACGAAAATTTAGAAGCCACCCTACATCTAAGCAAAGAAGGCTATAAGGTTGCAAAAGAATTAGGTCTTGTTGAAATGGATATTCGGGAAATACCAGACAATTAATTAATATGATATAATATATTTAGGTCGCCGTAAGGGACCTATACAAATTAACTTATTCGCTTGAAGGAGGAATAAAATGGTAACAACATATACATGGGATCTTTTCAAGGATCCTTTTTTTATTGGATTCGATAGAGCTTTAGATACATGGAGCCACGCTCAAACAGTATCAAGTGCAACTAACTATCCGCCATATAACGTAATCAAAGTAGACGAAGACAACTTTGTTGTCGAATTAGCAGTCGCTGGATTTGGTAAAACAGATATTGATGTATCAACAGCAGACGGCAAGCTTACTGTAAAGGGAGAATTAAACACAGAGGATAACGATTCGAAGTTTATCCATCGTGCAATTGCTGACCGTAAATTTACTCGTGAATGGGCCCTTGGTGAATATATGGAAGTAAAGGCAGCGGAACTAAAGGATGGAATGCTTAAGATTGATATTGTACGCATTCTGCCAGAAGAGAAGAAGCCAAAGACCATCAAGATCAAATAAATAGTATAATATAGATCTGCACCCCGTCACTGGGGAGTCGCAGGTTATTCGGGTCGCTACCCGAAGGATGGACCTGAGCACGTCCCGAAACTGCTCTTTAATATTTAAGGAGAATTATGTTTGAATACAGGGTTAAGCAAGTAACTAAAATAGTGGACGGAGATACTATTGATGTTGACATTGATCTTGGTTTTAGCATTTCATATTCTCAAAGACTTAGACTAGCTGGCATAGATACTCCAGAGTCTAGAACAACAGATAAGCTAGAAAAAACTTTAGGTCTAGAATCTAAAGAGTATCTTAAGTCTAAGTTTAAAGACTCAAAGGACATTGTAGTAAAAACAGAAAAGCCAGATAGTTCTGAAAAGTATGGAAGAATTTTAGGCTGGGTTTACATTGACGGAAACACTAAGTCTGTAAATGAACAAATGATTGAAGATGGTTATGCGTGGGGATACATGGGAGAGACTAAGGTCAAAGATTTTGTTGCCTTAGCTGAAAAGAGAAAAAAGAGCGGTAAGTAATGCCTATTTATGAATACAAGTGTGATTGTTCACCAGAAAACATTGTGTCAAAAGAAAGATCGATTTCTTCAGTAGAACCAAACTACTTATGTTCAAGTTGTGGACAAAGATTACAAAGACACTTCACGCCTTTTGGTATACAGTTTAAAGGCAATGGGTTTTATAAAACAGATAACTCTAAATAGCACTAGTGGTATAATTATTAAGTAAGCAAAGATATTGCATTACTTAGGAGATACCTAGTTGACTAGAAAGTTACAGTATTTTTTAACCAGCCTTTTTATAATCGGCTGGCTTTTCCT